AATTTTTCAAAACAATCAGTTAAGTATTAGAGATGGTACAAGCACTAGGCTTTTGATAGACACTTCTGGAAACGTAGGCATAGGAGAATCGTCGCCCGCAGCAACGCTTCACGTTGAACACAGTTCTGGAACTGCTTATAACGGAGCTACTGAACTAACAGAATCCATAATAGTCAGTAATAAAGCAGGAACAGATGACTCTGGTGTTAATAATGTAGCGAGTATTGGATTGCACGTTGCCGATGGAGCTACGTCACAAGGGTTTATAAACTATGTAAGAACAGGAAACAATACAGGTAAATTTACATTTAGTGCAAGAAAGGGAAGTACAACATATAGTGAAGATTTTATAATTACAGAACAAGGCACAATAGGAATGGGACCAGGCTCAGGCAACCTTGCAGGTAGTATTATAATTAATAATGATGGTGTAATAGGAACACCAGATAATGCTTACTACAATACAGTTTTAGGGTGGGAAGCAGCAGACGATCTTACATCTGGAGATTCTAACACTATAGTAGGAAACCAAGCAGGCTATAAACTTACATCAGGAAGTAACAATACTTTTATAGGAAGACTGGCGGGTGAAACAGTAACAACTGGTTCACAGAATACTGCTGTTGGATATAATGCAATGGGGGACGGCACATGTACTGGGAACTATAATGTAGCAATGGGGTATGAAGCATTACATAATACTACTTCAGGATATGAAAATGTTTGTATTGGAAGAGACTCAGGGCATGATATTACATCTGGGTTTCATAATGTTTCAGTTGGACATGAATCATTAACTAAAATGCAGACTTCCAGTCAGTGTGTAGCCGTAGGTTTTCAAGCCTTAGAAAAAGCATATTCTCATTCTAATGTAGGGATTGGATATAAAGCAGGAGAAAATATAACTAGTGGAACAAATAATATTTGTCTCGGTAAAGAATCAGGTACATCAAGTAGCCCATCAGGTAGCTTAACAAGTAACAGTAATACTATATGTTTAGGTGACGATAATATTGGCAACTTATTTTGTGTTGATACATCAATTAGCTCTTCTGATTCTAGAGATAAAGCTGATATTACAAACTTTACACAGGGTTTAAGTTTTATTACAAAAATGCAACCTGTAACTTACAAGTGGGACAGAAGAAGCTGGTATTTACCAAAAGATGAAGATGGGAATGTTACTGATGAGGATATAACTAAAGTAACTAGAGATGGCTCAAAAAAAGATAGTGGAACTCATGTTGGCTTTTTAGCACAAGATGTAGAAATATTAGAAAAAGAAATTGGATTTGCAAGTGATGAAAACACTAGACTATTTACTAATTTAACTGATGATGGAAAACGTTATGGAATAAAATACGAAAGACTAGTAACAGTATTAGTAAATGCGGTAAAAGAGTTAAATACTAAACTAGAAGCCGCAGAAGCAAGAATAGAAAAACTAGAGTCTTAAAAAATACAAAATAATAAAAAACCCGCACTAAGCGGGTTTTTCATTTAAGAAACTTCTGTTCCTTCAGGTGGCGATTCTGACTGCTCGACAGCCTCTTTCAGCATTTTAGTATAGGAGTCTTTTGAGAGGGAGAGTCTTTCAACTGCTAACTGTGCATTTGCTAACTCTACTTCATTTGCTTGAATCCTACCTAAAAGCGTTCTTGCTTCTTCAGGAAGCTCAGAAATAATATATTTCTGTCCATCTAGTTCCAGAATCGGCTCTTGATCTACTTGAGTACTCATTTAAATATATCCTGCCAATTTCCTTGTGTACTAGCCTTAGCATACTCGGTAGCACGGTTTTCAAAAAAGTTGGTATGCTCAACTGCATTTACTTGCATGTCAATCCAAGGAAGAGGGTTAGTGGTGCTATGAAATATTTTTTTCATACCTATACCTAATAATCTTCTATCAGCAATATATCTAATATATTCTTTTACTTCTTTTGCGGTTAGATCAGGAACTTCTGCTTTATCAAAACAAATATCAATAAAGTTATCTTCTAGTTCTACTGTTTTTTCTGCCGCACAATAGATTTCATACTTTAACTTATCTGTCCATAACTCAGGGTGTTCCTGCATGAAAGTACGGAATAGTTTTGACAAACCTTCAACATGCAATGATTCATCACGAATACTCCATGTAACAATCTGTCCCATGCCTTTCATTAAATTATGTCTTGGATAGTTTAGAAGAATCGCAAAACTACTAAATAGTTGCACTCCTTCTGTAAAAGCACTATATACTGCCATTGTTTTTGCCATATCAAATGGAGTTTTCATACTAAAATCTTGTAAGTATTCATGTTTCTCCATCATTGCATGTATGTCAAAAAACTCTTGGTACATGTCTTCTGACTTTCCTAAAGTCTCTAGAAGTAATGAATATGCTTCTTGATGCACTGCTTCCATAGCAGCATAACTAACTAGCATCATTCTTACTTCTGGTTGTTTAAATGTAGGCAAGTAGTGGTGGGCATAGCCTCCACATACATCTACATCTGCTTGAGTGAAGAACTTAAATATATTATCTAGTAATAATCTTTCGCCTTCACTTAATTTTTCTCTATAGTCTTTTATGTCGTCCTGTAAAGGCACCTCATCAGGTAGCCAATGCATTTGTTGTTGTTTCTTATAGTTCTCAAATGCCCAGGGGTACTTAAAAGGTTTATAGTATTCTCTTTCTTCTAATAACATCTTATCCCTCGCAACTTAGACAACCTTCTTGTTCAAAGATTATCTCTCTTTTTACTTCGTTAGATACATTATCTGCACGACTGATTGCTTCACTTCGTAAATAGTAAAGCGTTTTCATATTTTTAGCCCATGCTAACATATGTGCGTTATGCAAATCTCCTTTATTTACATCAGGGGGAAAGAATAAATTTACGCTCTGTGATTGACAAATAAACTCTTGTCTCATACTTGCGTGTTCTATCACCCATGCCTGATTTATTTCAACAGCAGTTTTAAAAACATTTTTTTCTTCTGGTGTTAAAAATTCTAAATGCTGTACACTTCCTCTGTTAGTAATAATACTCTGCCATGTTTCAGAAGTGTTTTGATTATACTTTTCTAATACTTTTTCTAAGTATTTGTTTTTGTGCAAATGAGAACCAGATTTAGTTTTCTGCGTGTATGCATTTGCACGGAAAGGCTCAATACTTGGACTAGTATTACCACATATAATTGAACTACTTGCATTAGGAGCAATAGCCAATAAATGTGCATTTCTTACTGATGCAGTATCATCATCAGGGCAAGCCCCTCTCTCTACTGCAAGTTTTCTAGTTGTTTCATCTGCCTTTTCTTTTATGTAACTAAACATTTTCATGTTGTTACTTGTTGCCCACATACCTTCAAAGGGCACATTTGTCTTTTGTAAATACGCATGGAATCCCATAGCGCCTAATCCTATACTGCGTTCTCTCATAGCACTAAATCGTGCTTTTTCAAGTTGTGGAGGAGCAGTATCAATAAAAACTGTTAGAACATTATCTAACATTCGTACTAAGTCAGGTATAAATGCTGGAATCTTTGACCATTCATCAAAATACTCTAAGTTTACACTTGATAAACAGCATACAGCGGTTCTTTCATCATTTGTTGCAAGAGTTATCTCAGAACAAAGATTACTATGATGTACTGATAATCCTTTTCTTTTTTGAAACTCAGGTAAATTTTCTTGTACAGCATCTTCAAACATAAGATATGGTTCTCCTGTTTCCATACGATTCTGTAATAATTTTACCCATAGTGTTCTTGCTGACACTATCTTTTTAACTTCTTGACTGTGTGGATCAATAAGTGCCCAACTATCATCAAAGCCATTTTCTTTAGTTGCCCTATGTATGATTTCCATAAACTTATCAGGTATTACTACACCATGATGTAAGTTCAAACACTTACGATTTGTGTCTCCACCTGTAGGCTTTCTTATATCTAAAAACTCTTCTATTTCGGGATGGCTCATATGTAAGTATGAAGCATAGCTTCCCCTGCGAGTTACTCCCTGTGAAAATGCTAACATTTCTGCATCAACTACTTTCATAAAAGGTATAACGCCTGTACTTTCAGATCCCTTAGAAGTTTTTGTACCTTGTGATCGAACATCTGTCCAAGTGCCTCCAATACCTCCACCAAAAGACGAAAGATAGGCATTTTCTGTATAATGCTCTGTAATACCTTCTCGGCTATCGTCTACATAATTTAAAAAACAACTAATAGGTAAGCCTCTCTTAGTACCACCATTTGATAATACGGGAGTTGCAAACATAAACCATTGCTTACTAGCGTAGTCATACAATCTTTGTGCATGAGCCTCATCATCTGCAAATGCTTGAGCTGCTCGTGCGAAGGCTTCCTGAGGAGAAGTCTCACCAGGAACCATATATCTTTCTTTTAGAGTTCTTAAACTAAACTCATCAAGTAAACTATCTTTACTGTAATCTATTTCTATTTTCATCTAAATATCCATATATTGTAGAGGATAAATCCTCTAAATTGATATCTGCATCAAGAAGCGCTTGGTCACAATACTCAAGCAAATCCATCAGCTCCATGTTTGTAAGCAACTGGTCTATATTTTCATTTAGTGACTGTATATATTTATATTTACTACTAAATGGTGCTGCGTCGTAAATGTCAAATGCATTTCCAAACTCTTTTACTAAACCTTCTGCTCTCTTCGGACCAATCTGTGGTATGCCTGGTACATTATCTCCAGAATCTCCCATCAGACATTTGATTGTTATATATTCTTCTACAGAATAATTATGATTTACACTCCAGTTCTCATACGTTGTTTCTTTTCTATTTATATAAGAAAAACGAGAAACATTTGGATTGATAAGTAAATCCCAATCTCTATCAGTACTCATTAACCATATATGATCAATTTCATACTTTTCTCTATTTTTTACTATGTGAGCTGCTATATCATCAGCCTCCACTCCTCTGAAGCGTAGAACACACCATCTCCTGTCCATAAGTGCAAGAGTGCGTTCCATTTCTTCTATAAATTTTTGAAAAGCCTCTGCCTCTGCAGGTGTTTGCTTTTCATATTTTTCTTTTCTGTTACCTTTATACTCAGGATAAATATTCTGACGAAAGGTACTTCCACCCCAATCCGCAGCTATAATAATAGTGCCGCAGTTATAAGAGCTTGCAAGAGACTCTACAGTACGGATATAATCCTCTGCAAAGTCCGTGCGACCTTGATGCTTCCATCTAAAACCTAGATTAAGTGCATCAATAACTATTACTCTATCATGAGGAGCCTCGCTCCCCATATCCATGAAACTTTTAGCCATTTATAAACCTCGGTTGTTCAAAGATTAGCCAATCCGTAGCTAAACTAACATAACAATCCAAGTGCTTTACATATACCCAGCGTTCGACTTTTTGTGGCTCATCTTGTTGTGCCACATATATTTTTGATCTGTTGTACTTAAAAAACAGAACAGGCTTTTGCTTTGCCTGTTCTGCTTGAGTTACTGCCTGTGTCCACCATTTTATGAATTGATTAGATGTTGTACTAATTACTTTGTCAGTAAAATGATTATCTTTATAATTTTTTACTTCTATACAGTAATTGTTCTCTTTATTGGGTACAAACAAATCTCCTTTCATATATTCAAGTGCACCTGACATGGGTACTCTTTCAAAGTCTAGGTTAGTATGTGTTTTAAGTAAATCTCTTACTTGACGCTCTCCTGCCGCGCCTTTTGCTCTTGGGTCTACCATTAATCTTCTTCTACGAATAGAATATCTTTTTCTGTTAATATTACATAAAAGTCATCTTCGACTTTTAACTTTCTCTGTGCAGCGTGCCATTCAAAATACACTCTGTCACCTACTTTTACTTCGAAGGGAACTTCAAATCCAGTTTTAGTAAGTCTGGAATAATCTCCTACACCTACCACTTCGCCACTATTATCAAGTCTCCGCGATGAATCAGGAATAATTATCCCTCCACTCGTTTCTTTTGACTCAACTTTACCACGTTTTATGATAATATTGTCTCTTATTGGTCTTGGAACGCTCTCTACTTCGATATAATCACTTCTTACCTGTGCCATATCTCTCCATTAAATAATCACTATATTCTCTAGTATATTCCTCATATGAAAGGGATATACCTCCAAAAACAGATCCATGCTCATCACAGTAGTCTAGCCACATACGACGACAGAACTGTTCAAACTCGTCTAAATCTGACGAGTGTATAAAATCTACTGTATCTTTTATCTTACTCATTCTAAAGCATCTTCTCCTATTTCTTGCTGTCATTCTAATCTACTGATATTATCTGTCTTGAGGACTTCAATCTTGTCTAAAAGAGGGTGAGTCCAGCCATGTGATACTATATAAGTATTCAAGCCTTCTTCTCTTAATAGAACTTCTACTAGCTTTTCTCTTCCTTGCTCGTCAAGTACATTTATGACTTCATCAAGAAAGAGAACATTTATGCGACTTTTTGATATACTACTCATCAATTTTCGTATAGCTATCAAAGTCGCTGTGTTAACTCTTGTCAATTCACCACTACTGAGTGCGGTTATATCAATAATATTTCCTTCGTCTGTAACTTCTACGTTTAGTTTATCATTAGTTACTACGAAGTTGATGCTAAATCTCCCATCACTTAAATCCGCTAAGTAATCATTTGCTAAATCTTCTAACTCTTTTACCATATTCTCAATCTTATATGCAATAAGACCGTTAGTAGAAAAAGCTTTCTTTAGTACTTCTATATGTCCTGCTGTCTCTTCGACTTTAGATAATTTTTCTGTAATTTCTTCAAGTTCATTCTCAAACTCTGCGGTTTGCTCAAGGATAACTTGAATCCTTGTATTTTTCCTCGTTCGTTCTTCGTTTTGTGTTGCTATCTCCTGTATCTGCGATTTGGCGTGAGTAATCTGTTCTCTCAACTGATCAATTTTATCAGATAAATCTCTCGCATCAAGAACCTCTGTAGGTAGAGTTTTATCTATTCGAGAATGTAAATCTTCAAACTCTCGTTTCGTATTTACATACTCTTTATATTTTTGTTTCTCTTTTATTCTAGCTTGTATTTCTACATCTAGTTCACCTAAACGGGCTCTATGTTCTTCTACTTGTTGCTGTGCTTCTGCTATCCATTTTTTAACAAAATCTTCTGGAATAGACTGATCACAAGTTGGACAAGTGCCTTCCAAGTTTTTATACTTTTCTTCTTTTCTTTCCCACTCAGAAACATATCCACCAAGTCTGCCTTTCTTAGAAATTAAGTCATCAAACGACTCTGGCTCAGGCAGTTTACTTTGTAGTAAACTCATATCTAGCTGAGCAAATAGTTGCTTATATGTATTATTTTCGTTAATTTTTTGATTTTTTTCCGAAATATTTTCAAAGTCTACAAATAAAGAACGTAATTCTTTCTCATCTTCTTCCGAATATTCTGGTAATTTTATCATTGGAAGTATGGTACTATCACTCAATTTATTTTCATCTAACCATTTTACAATAGTTTTTGATTTTCCATCTAGTTCCGCAAGTTGCTGACCTGAAGTCCTTGCAAGTTCACGAAAAACGTCATAGTAAGCGACATAATCTTCCAAGTTTAGTAAGTCTATCAAAAACTTTTTTCTGTTTGCATCTGTCGCTGTTAGAAACTGCAAAGATGTATTTGTATTTTGATATACTAACTGTGTAAATGTTTTAAAGTCCAGACCCAGTATCTGCTCGACTGTTTTATATGTATTTGTTGCAGTATGACTACTAATATCTTCGTCACCTTCAAATAACTTAACTTTTATACTCCCTCTGCTTCTGCGTACATCTATTGCATAGTCAGTATCCTCTACTGCAAAGGTTAAATTTATATTATAACCTGCATTTATGAATCTATTTTGTATATCGGCTTTTTTGATGCCTTTACTATTTTTGTTGTATAAGGCTTCTTCGATAATAAGTGGAATGGAAGACTTGCCCATGCCATTGGTACCCACCAGTTGAGTGAGAGTGCTATTGTTAAGGTTAATACTGTTATCTTTTCCATAGCTAAAGCAGTTATCCCACTTCAGCATTTTTAGAGTTATCATGAAATATTCCTAAAATTTGTGTTACTGTCTCATCTTTTAATTCCAGAATATAACTTAAATATTCTGCTAGCTCCTCTTCCATTGTCATATCTGAATCTAATATTAGAGTTGCTTCTGTTTTTCTTTTTACTACTTTTTTATCTAGTAGTTCTGTATTTTTAATAAGTGAAAGATCGGCAACATCTCCCTCTAGCTCATAGATCGTATAGTCGTATGTAGTTGGGATCATAGCGTTCGGATCTGTTACCGTCTTTCTAATTAGTTGTGGTAGATTAAACTCTTTCCATTCCCATTGCCAACTAGCCTCATCAATTAATAAGTATCCTGTTTGCACTTTTGTTCGGTGAAACTGGGTAGACATTGGACTACCAGGATATACAATATTTAATTGAGTATTAGAGTGACTATGCAAATCTCCTGCAAATACTACTGGAAACTGTGCCAGTTTATTTAAATCTATCTCAGGAGATACATGGGGTGGTATAGAGCCTCTCACATGAGTGAATAAAGGCTTTCGTATATCTAAGTCTAATACTGGATTCCACTTTTTATGTAAATAACAATACGGTAATATACTGTATTGATCTGTTACTGTTATTTCATCTATAACTGTAACTAAAGGATTTAATCTTTGAGTTGCAGATTTTAGTTGTGTAAAGAATGTTTTATTTTTTCTAGTAGCTTCATGGTTCCCATCAAATATAATTGTAGGAATAGTTACTCCACTAATAAAATCGAAATATAACTCTAACTCAGGCATTGATGGTAACCTATCAAATAGATCACCACCAATAATATGTAAATCACACTTATGTTCGGTGATTGCCTGTCCTACTTGTTCAAAAAATAGTTTATATCGATTTATAGCCCACTCTGTAGGTACGTTCTTTTGTCCTAACTTTACGTGCCAATCTGCTGTAAATAGAATCATACTCCGTACCTAGCGTTTCCTCTGAGAGCAAAGTATAAGCCACCTACATACAAACTTACGTGTAAGTAGTCTCTCCAAATTACATCCCATAAACTATTTGGGCTCATTAGCCATAAAACTCCTGTCACAACACAAGTCATAGTAATACCACTAAATCTAGTAAGTAAGTCTCCAATATTCCAAATAATATTTTGTGAAGTCTCACCAAACCATTTATGCGTAGGTATAATACCAATTACACCTCCAACTATGAGTCCAATAGCAGAGCCTATTTCACCATAGGTTACAAACCACCAAACAATATATGGTAGATTCCACATCTCTGCTACTGCTCCATCTACTGGGAACTTACTAAGTCCTTGTTGTAAGAACATCACACTAAGTGGTATTCTTAATAAAAATGTAGCAAGCGGTGCTGCTACTTTTGGTATGTATTTCATATCTATCCTACTAATTTATCTCCAGGTGTCCAAGCACACCCTGTTAATCCTCCTTCTTGAATCGCTAATAAAGTTCTATGAATCTCTTTAGCGTCTCTGCCTGTATCTAAGCAATTTACTGATACGTGCTTAATTATATTATTTGGATCAATAATATATGTTGCTCTATAATGGACTCCTTCCTCTTCACTTACGATTCCAAGTTCATACCCTAAAGCCATGCCAGAATCTGCGGCAAGAGTATGCTTGAGAGAACCAATAGGTGAGTTAGGTTGTTGTTTCCAAGCAAGTTTACAAAATTCATTGTCTCCACTTACTCCAATAACCTGTGCATCATCTACTAATTGATCAAAAGCTACAATCTCTGTAGGGCAAATGAAAGTAAAATCTTTGGGGTAAAAATACATTACTGTCCATTGTGAGTCAACATCAGCTTGAGTTATCCCAGCAATAGTATTATCACTTTCACAAGTTGCCATTGTGAACTCGGGAAACTCTTGTCCAACTGTTACCATTTTTGTTCTCCATCATTGCTAGAAAATTCTTCTGCAACTTCTTGATCAGGAGCCTCACTACTCCCTGCTCTAACTCTATCTAATAGTTCTTTTTGAGCATCAGCACTTGGGCGAGGAAGTACCTCATCCATAGATTTCAACCCTGATATCAACTCTCTTTCTTCTTCATCTAATGCTCTAGTTTTACACCTGAGTACTTGTAGTTGGTACTCTACATTGAAAGCCATTGGTCCAGTTTTTACTCTTTTAAAGTGTACATCCCAACCTGTTTCGGGATCTGTGGGGTCACCAAGATCTTCTGCAGCAAGCATTACTTGCTCCAGTAATTTTTTCTTTAAGTTGAGTACTTTGACTTGCTTGTCTTTTGGATCAATACATTGTATTGCATACGACCAACCACATTTCATCTCAGGGTAGTAGTCCTTTACGTGATCTTTTTCTTTGTTATCAAAAGATTCTGTAGAACGATTAAAGGAAAGACACTCCATAGGAATGTTCTTTGCGTTCTCACCTTTTATCCAATAAACATATCTAGGAAGTATATCTCCTACCATTCTTACGACATTGTCGCCATCTTGATATGTATATTGATTTATGGAAGACTTCTTAGCCTTACCTTCTAATTGTGCAAATTTTAATGCCATTTTATTTCTCCTTCTGTGACTTCTCATACTGAAAATGAACTTGTCCATTCTCAATCTTAAGTAGCCTATTCTTTTTAATTATGTTCTGCACTCCTTTGGGAAGTCGTGCTAGTTCTATTGTTAGTTTCTTTGTTGTTAAATATTCGTTATAACTTCTAAAAGATGCTACAGCGATATACTCAGCCCATTCTGAATCAGAAGCGGACTTACGATGCTTGTAAATAAACTCAGGATTTAGTAAAAAACTATCACCTGAGTAATCTTTTCCATAAAATTTAAAGAGTCTGTCTCGTCTACTTGTAGGTGGATAATCATATGTTAGATACCACACTATAAGTAAGATGTCAGAAACCTTATTATTGCTATGTTTTGCGATCTTTTTCCAATTATATCGTATCATATATTATACTAAAAAATTCAACTCCTGTCAAGAAGTATTTTTTCATAGGTCATTTACCTCGTATCCTTGCTTCATGTAGTAGCCTCGTCTATTGTTCGCCTGTCTTCGTGCAGTTTTTCCTACTAAATTTATATCCACTACAACAGGCTGTGCTTTATCTTCCTGTATTCTTATAATACGTCCTATAAGCTGCGTCAACAAAGGTTCGTTGTTTACAGGAGTTCCTAAGATGAGACAACTTAGACAGTCAAGTGATACACCTTCTGAAAATATCGACTGTGTACCATATAAAATATTTTTATTGTGCCAAAGTTCTTTCATCATCTTAGGACGTTCTTCATGAGGTATATCTCCTGTAATTGCTATAGCCTCATCTCCACTCAGTTTAGCACAAGTTTTTAAAAACTCTACTCGGTCTGAGACAACCAAAACTTTATGACCCTTAGCTGCATAGGCACTTGCTATCATAGCAACAGAGTGTACATACTCCTCTTGATACGAGAGGTGTGTAACTTTATTTGCCCATGGGATATTCTGTCCATCCATAAATCTTACGTCCGAAGATATAATATCTACTTTAGGTATCATATAGTTTTCTTTCGGTGGTTTGTGTACTGTTTGTCCAAAATAGTCTCTAAACACTACATGCTTACCATCTTTTCTTTCAATAGTTCCTGACAATCCGATCTTATATTTTGCTTTATTTTTGTCGATAATTTTAGCAAAAGTAGGACTACTAACATGATGCATTTCATCAAGTATCACAGTTCCAAATTGATCGGAAATGTCAGAGACTCTACGGTATAAAGACTGAACACTCCCTATAACAATGGGGCTGTTCATATTGAATTTACCGCCACCAATAATTCCTACGTCAATGTCAAAGACTTTCTTTGCCTCTGTTTGCCATTGTTTTAGCAAAGCTAAAGTATGGACAACGACGAGAGTTTTTTGACCAAGATTTGATGCGATTGCTAAGGCAGTAAATGTCTTGCCCCAGCTTACCCAAGCGTTAATTATACAACTGCTATCGACTTTGTCGAATACCTCTTGCTGGCTTGGTCGTAACTTAAACTTGAAAGAAGGAAATTCTATCGGTTTGGTCACACGTTTATCAACTACTTCATAATCTTTCGGAATCAAATCTTCTCTACCACTTGGCATAGTAATCAACTCTTTTCGAATAATCCCCATATTTTTAATTGTAATCGGGGGATCTCGTGGATCATGACTTGGTATTGTATATGTAAGTGTGCTATCGATATCCGACTGCTGACGAGGAGTCGCACTCATATAGATTCTATTACTTAGCACTGCTTTCATATCTTTCGTCTTGTAGGTTTTATTTCTTGCTCAAGAAAGTCGTAGATAACCCAAGGCAACCCATTTAGATATAGCACTTGTGCCCACGACTCGGTACTTTTTGGAGGACGTTTTTCCGAGAAAGAATGATGAATGTCTTTTAACCAGATTGTAGAAGTATGTATGTTATCCTCAACTTTTCGAATCTTATGACATTTCAACTGTGTATATGTAGACTTCTCGTAATGGAAATACTTTCCTGAGGTGTCTACATAGTTCTTGCCTCTATGTTTTATCAATCCCACTACATCATCAATTTGAAACTTGAGTGGAAATAAATTTTTTAAAGGTGTCCTCAACCTTCTTTGCCCAATAGTATCCCCAGTTTGGTTTAAATCATCAAGTACTTTATCGTCTATAAAAACAATACCATCTTGTTTCCAGATATTATCTGAGTTCAAAACGTAAACTGGGTACACTAAATCAAATCTAACCATATAGTTTAGTATACTTGCCCATACTATAGTCATCACCTATCTCAAAGTCACAACCAACTGGAGCACCATTTATGTATACACCTCTGTCCATTTGTACAAACTCTGTAAGTTTTTTACTGTACGCATCAATCTCATGATGTGGACACTCTGCAAGAATGGAGTCATGTACAAGAGCAAAAATTCTACTCTTTAGTCCGTTCTCTTTTATATAGTTATTCATATCTATTGCGGCAAGCAAGTTCATATCGGAAGATACAGACTGAACTAAGAAGTTAATACCACTTCTTACTTCATGACTTGCTATACCTTTATCAGCACTTCTCACATTTTCAAGTCTGCGCTTTCTACCAAAAGTAGAATATAAAAACGCATTTGCTTCAATAAACTCTTTTTGCTCTTCTAACCAATGCTTTAGTCTGCTGAACTGATCAAAGTATTGGCTAATAACTCTCTGTGCGTCTTGAACAGAGAAGTGAGACCG